GTTGCAGTATTGCGTGACGCTTGAGGCAAAGGTTGAGGCGCTACTAGCATTTGCTAGTGCTCATGGCCTGATGGCTTCTAGCTGATGCAAAGACCTGACCCAATGATCTGCGGCAAACCGGGCGCAGAAGATTTACCTGTTATGAGGAATCGAGTAAAATGGCTTGAGATGCTTTATTTCCACGAAGGCCGCGACAAAGCTGATCATCCTCAGCGCGGTCTATATACGGGGCTTTTTAAGAAGCATCATCTATGGGTTCCTGGATCTGACGAAGATTAATCCTGTAGATCACATCCAAAACCGTCCATTGACTTGGGCGGTTAATGTACCGACGGAAAACGTTTTCTCTGCCCATAATGATCAAAGCATTGATTGTGAGTTCTGCCGTCTTTGGCGCTGCTGTGCTGGCATCTCCTGCCCAAGTCAATGCAGAGGGCTTCTACCTAAATCCTGAGTACAACGCTGGCTGGTCTGGCTCTAATTTCACTGCTGGAGTTCTAGATCTCGGCGTGGGATATGAATCTGGTGCGTTTTTTGCACAGATTGGGCCATCCGTACTCATGGGTGATGGAGTTGATGCTGAGACTGGTTTCTCCGGTAAAGCCGGATTGTCAGGTGCTGTCTCAGACAGCGTTGGCATGTACGGGGAAGTTTCTTTCGCTAAGTACGAAGACGTTGATGCAAACTATGGCCTGAAAGTCGGAGCTAAGTACAGCTTCTGAGCTAGTCTCAAATAGGGAGACACGCCGCCTCTTTCCTGTCCTCACACCAGGAAAGGGGCTTTTTTCTTTGCACATCTGATCATGCAAAAAGTTTTTAACGTTCTGTCTGTTACAGGCTTTGTCTTGTCAGCAGGCATGGTCGCTGGATCGGTAATGCTTTACAGCCGCATCCCATCAATCACCAAGCACTACATGAGTGAGTTGCAGACTGAGCTAACCAAGATGGTTACTGACATGGTGCCAGGCAAGATCGATGACGTGATGCCTGAACTGCCTGAGCTACCTACATCAACAGGGCCAGCTATCGAAACGCCTAAGCTGCCTTTTTGATTAGGTGCCTGAAATACCTGAGATTGGTGTGGGGCGTATTGGCGTCCCAGAAATACCAACTTGGAGAAATATTCCGCCGCAAAGCATTCCGTCTGAGCCACCAATTACGTTGATGCTGGGCTTTCCGGTTGCGAACATACCTGGCTGCGTCGAGACAAGAAATACACAGCCCGGCAACCCAGACGCTTATATCAATGACCCAAAGGGCAATTTTACGGTTTGCGATGGAACGATGCCATCGTTTCCTGCTGCACTGGATTTTACGCCTGGCACGCTGACCTATACGAAAGCTAAGCCGCCAACAGCAACACCCGAGAAAAAACCGGCTGCCTCGAAACAACCGGCGCAGTCCCCTTCGCCAAACGTTCCTCCAACGCCTGACATCCCAAATGTAGGCATAGAACTGCCATGCCCGCCACCAGACGCAATACCTATAGGAGCCAAAAACAAGCAACAGACAGCGATTATCACTGGTTATAAATTGATTAATGGAAAATGCGAAACACAATTCGACACGTTGAATCTGCCAACAATTGTCGGGAATTATTTACCTGGTGGCCCTGTCGTAATTACGACCGCAACGATTGCGGCAGTGGCAACAACAACGGCCATCATTTCCAAGCCATTAGGAGATATTCTGCTGAAGGCTGTCAAACCTATTGTAAAAAAGACGATCAAGAAGATTAAGGAGAAGCTGGGGAAGAAGGTTGTTGTTGAGTCTGACTGGCAGCGTCGGAAGTTTCAGCGTTCTTTGAAGAAGTAGGTATTGAATGGATGTGAGGCGGCAACACGCCAGGCGGATTGATTAAGACGACATCAGCACAGATCTTGCTATACGGCGAGTTGGGGTGAAACATTACGCCTTCTTTCATCAGGTCAGCGCAGTTACGCAACCTAGCTATTTCGTAATTAAGGCGCTTATCAGCGAGGCTGGCTTCCATAAGCTCAACTTGCTTTATTGCTGCTTTGCGACAGGTGCGGATATGACTGCGGTCTAACGGGATTGAGATCTGTGCAGTGATGCCACCATTAACGGAGAAGTTGGTTTTCTGGCCTGTTCTGACTGGTTTATGGAACAAAATATTGCCTGGGTTATCAGGTCTGCCATCTGGGACGGGATTACCTTCTGGGTCAGTCGCACCAACTAAATCAAGAGTGTCGTAAACCGGTTCGTTGTAATAGCGTTCATACGGATTAGACCAGCCAGTGGTTGAACTAAGGAAAGGGTTGATGTGGAGCGTTGCGCCCTGACACTGAACGCCATTGATAACGGAGGCAAACGTCTTGCTTGGTACGACCTGAACAGCCTGATTTGTGACTGATCCACTGCTGTTTGCGACTGGAGCGGCAGTGCTTGAAACCTGAGCATTGACCGGACCAGAAAGCAACAGCAAAGCTGCTAAGACACGCTTCATTGGGTAAAGGTGCTGGTGGTCTCCGTAAGCGATTCGATGTCAGTTTCTCGATTAATCAGCGTGTGATTTGTAAGCCCTGGCCCTTGAAGCGTTTCAACAAACGAAAAAGCAGAACCTTTGTTGACGATGTTCCAGGTTGGTCTTGACGCAGGATCAAGTCCAGTCCATTTGCTTGAAACACCATTCAACGTGTTAGTTGTTGTCGTCAAGCTTTGTGGAGCGAGACCTGCAGAAGGCTCTATATTTGTGCCGCTAGCTGTATATTCATAACCCGTCCGATATTCGTATGAGTTAATAACTTCAATTACTTTCGACGTTGTTTTTGTCGAACTGGATAATGTGCCTTGTTGAAAGTTAGGAACAATTGGCACGGCTGCCACTGGGGCGGCTAAAAGCAACAACAGCAATATTTTCATCTAATAGTTAGCTCTTGAATGACTTGACCAATTGCTGTCGTGCCAGCTCCACCGGCTACGATCGTCATTGCACCATCTGTAGCAAGCGTTCCAGCCAAAGTGCCAGCTACACCGCCCGAAGTTGTAGTGTTGCTGCCAAAGATAGGCATCGCTGGGACTACACCAGCAGTAACAGTTGTTGAGAGGACAGTTGGAACGTCATCGCCTTCTATGTACGATTCTGTATACGAAAAGCTGTCACCAGCAGTAGTAATACTGTAAACACCAGGAGTGTAACCAAGAGCGGTGCCGGAAGTAAGTGTCCCCAAAGCAGGAGCAGTACCCAGAGTGACGTTAGAGCCAGATACTGCAAGTGAGCTGGGTTGGCGCGTTGAGATTGATCCTGCTCCATCAACAGTTAGCGAAATTGAAGACTTAATAGCGTGCGTTATGTCCGCCGAAGCAGGACTTACCGCAAAAAACGTTAGGCAGGATACAAAGAGAAAACGCCTCATTTTGGCTTAGACGTAGTGGTTTCTGGCTTGATTGTAGGGTCTTCTTTTTTCTTGCCATTGGCGCGTTTGATGTTGACCCCCACCGACGAAAGAGTCCCAGTCAACAGACTTGCTGGGAAAGTCGGGTCCATGGCCTTGACGTGGCCTAGGTAGTTAAGGGTCAGCATTGCAATTGACCACGTAAGGACAGCAAGTTTTACAAAATCCGCCAACGGCGTTGATTCTGATTCTTGCCCCTGTTCTTGCTTAACCTGTTCTTCTGCCATGATGTGCGGTAATTAGGTCGAAAAGTGTGGTAGAGGTTTGGGCGGCTATAGCAGGGGCAAGTGTGGGGGCAGGTGCCCTTGCGGTTAAAAGCGCAAACCGCGAAAGCTTGCAAGGTCGTGACTCGTTGGTGCGCCTCACAAGTGCTGTAGATAATTTAAGCTCCCAGCTCGATCTTTTACGCCGAGAACAAACCGCGCTCCATGCTGAGTTGTTCGGCAGACTTAGTGACGTTGAAAGAAGCGTGGCCAGGCTTGAAGGCATACAAGACAGGAATTAGACTTTTTGCACACACAGTGATCTCATGGTTTTACTGCTAAAGCCAATTCTGTTCGGATTCATCAAATCAAAAGCGGTAAAACAGTTGTTGCTTGACTGCTTGGTCAAGATCAGCGAGCAGACTGATAACGAACTGGACGATGTGGCTTGCACGTATTTGAAGAACCTGCTATTTCCAGCGCAAAGGGTAGAGAAGTAGTTTTATGCCATCCGTATTGGCTGTCGTCATTAGCGTCTCGATCGTCGTGTTTGGTAGCGGCGCAATGTTCATGATCGGTTTTGCAGCTAGGCACACGCCATGTTCTCCGGCATTATCCCAATAGTTCTGCTGTCGAGCGTTGTGTCGTTGAGTCTGCTGCCGTTCTTCAAGTGGTTTCGCGAAACACCACACCAAATGGCAGCAATCAAGCAGTTGGAGGACTCGCTGCTAGAAAAAGATCTGCTAAATGACGATGCGGAGTGGTTCCAGACTTGGAAGGCGACTGGCCGTAGCGAACAGGTTTATGGAGTTCCGTATTACAACCAGTTAGACAGCCTCACTGGCTACGGCTACCGAGAGTGTTTTGATGCAGCGGCTGCGATGGTTGCTGCATTCCACCATGCCACCAATGGTTTAGACGATTATCGACAGGTGCGCCGAAGGTTTGGCGATACAACCGAAGTTCATTCTCAAGTGTCTGCGTTGAGGGCTCTTGGCCTGGATGCTGAGTTTCACAAGAACATAAGAGTGGAGGACATTGAGATTGAGATCGATGCTGGAAGGCCACTAATGGTTGGTTGGCTTCATCGCGGTAACTTCAATGAAGGCAAGCCTGCCGTTTGTGACAGTGACGGATGTGGTCATTGGAGCGTAATCGTGGGCTACAACAAAGACGATTTCATCGCCATGGATCCGATGGGCAAGCCATATATGGAGACTGGCGGCCATAACCCCAAGAGATCAGGGGAACTAATCAAGATGTCACGACCTGCTTTCTACCAACGATTCCTGATCGAAGGCGAAGCAAGTGGCTGGGCCATATTCGTGGATCGATGAACTGGGGCTATATCAGTGCGTTTTGGACGACAGTCGTGATGAACTGTGTTCAACCCGTCAATATCGAAGCTTGTTTAAAAATAAATGAGTGGCTTATTCCTGCAGCGCACGATTATATAGATTTCAGAAGTAAGGAGCCCTATGCCTCCGAAAAACGAGCCCTTGAACAGTTTCGACTGGATGGTGGTCAAGCCGAGCCTGGAAGAAGAACTAACCCTTGAGCAATCGATTAGATCTATAGAAGACTGTGACAACGTTGATGTATTGTCTCAGCTATGTGTTGCCATGGCCCGTCAGCAATGGCACCAAGGGAAACTTCTTAAGCAAGCGGTTGGGCACATTGCCTTGTTGGACGCCGTGCTTTCTGGCGGAGAGCAGAAGCCCTGAGAGCCTGCTCTAATACCGTGAGCTTTGGGTTGGATTCGTGCAACGTGTCCAATGCTCGCTTTCTTGCTTTCTGTATGTTCTCGTCTGGCCTAGTAGTCCAATTTGGATTTGCGGCCATGGCTCAATTACTGAGGGTTGGGTTTGTTATAGATCTGGGCAGGCAGCCCGTCATAGATATTGCCTGCCCAATTTTTAAATCAGAAGCTCATAGATCCGGCTTCTTGCTTGGGAGGCAATGTGAAATCAGAAACGTTCATCTCCAGGCTCTTGCCTTCGTTGCCGTCCTTTTTCTCATAGATACGCACTTTGGCTGAGCCTGCAACGGTGATGCGATCTCCCTTGTGCAGATAGTTCATCACGGTGTCAGCTCGCTTGCCCCATACAGAGCAATCGACCCAAGTAGTTTCATCTTTGCCTGTGCGTGCGGCGATGCTAAAGCTGGCGACTTGAGTGCTGCCTACTTCCTTCAGTTCAGGGTCACGGCCAAGATTGCCGTGGGCGGTCATGTTGAGCATTTACTTGAAAAATTTGGTGATAAGGATGGTTAGTGCCTGGTTGGCGTTGTAATTGCGGGACTCCATAAAGTGCCGCAGCTTGCCGGCTAGCTCAGGGTCCAGCCGGACTTGAAAGTGATTAGGGCGGCGCTTGTCGTCCGCCACGGCTTGTTTGGTCTTTTCATCAGGCATTGTGCTTGAAGTAGTCATTAATCCAGGTTTGATGCTTTGTAGCGTTTATAGCCTCTGAAACTCTGCCGTTTGGAGGCAGAGGAAATACAGCGGTAAAGGCTTTCATGAAAGCGTCTAATTTTGCGCTTTCCATTTCCTTCAAAGTCCCGAGCAAAAGATCTCTTTCTTCAGGGTCAAGTGCTTTGTCTTCTGACTTGATGCCTGGGACTGAAGGCGTCGGCTCAGGGGTTGGGGCCGGCGTCATAGATCTTGCCTTCTCAGGTTTTTTCATAGATCTTGCAGGCTTGGATTCTTCTGGTCGCATCGGGTTCTCAACCTCTTCGCGAGCCCACAATTGCCACGCCAGCCCAAATGCGGCGGCACTTGAGGTGCAAAGGCATCTCCGATGTGAGTCCGTCAAATCGCGTGCGCTGATCTTGTCAAAGGCGACCGCGTTGTTTCGGTTGTCCATAATTGCCTGCGGGAAATGCGGTGTT